ACCAGAAATAAAGAAACACTATGACTTTGCCCTACTATCGCAAGTAATGGAACATTTAGAGAATCCAAAAGAGTATATAGACAAAATAAAAACCATCGCTGATAAAGTGATAGTTATAATTCCTAATGGTGAACTTTCTAAAATAATAATGGATAATGATATGGCATATTTAAAAACTAAACTTGAAGATGTCCACTATCATTATGCTACTTATGATACTAATGATATAGAGTCTATGTTTCCAAAGATGGAATGGGTTACAACTTCAGGTACAAACTTAACATTCATAGTATAAATGCATAACTTCTTAGTTGCACTAGCTATTATAGTTATACCTAGTGTAATTTATATTGCTATTGTTAATAGTGGGGGATAAAAAATAATCTCAAACCAAAATTTCCGACACTAAATACATTGTTTTGAGAGTTGTAGATGGGGGTGTTGATTTTTGGTCATTTCAAAATCTGGATTAATTGGTTTTAGATATAGATTTTCAAAATGTAAAAGCATTTTATTTCTGATACTTTTGATATTCTTCATCTTGTGGAATGTTACGACCATATTGATTATAACCATCTAATAATATTTGTAACGATTCCGCATAAACTTCACTTGGTTTATTGTCATATCTATTATACTTATAATTTGGAATAGATACGGTAATTGTACTTTTATTTATTTTCATATTATTTATTTTGTAACTTTAAACTAATAATCAAGTCATTTAACATAACTCTGTTATAACTTGTATACTGCTTTCCCTTATAACTTCTTACATATAATTGACGTGCTTTGCTTAGTTTCATATTTCTATTGATAGGCTTTTTATTGATAATGTATTTACCTACAATATAAGTATACTACTATCTAAACATTATACAACACTATTTTACATTACAACACAACTATGGTATACTTGTAAATAGTGGCAAAATACCTTACTATATCATAATGGAATAAGAAAGCAAGACTTGACTTATAATACAACACATAATACACACTTTGTCAACATAGTTATACACAGTTATGATATATTTAGTATACATTTGTTTACTTTAGTTGAGTAAAGTAGATATGTATTGATATAGTGTTGATTATCAATGCAATGCATGTCTATTGGGTAGCTGTTATAACTATCAACACGCTTGCCTTTGTATTGTTTCCCACAGCTATGCCAACCATAGACAAGGGGGGTATAGGCAAGGGGTGGGGTAGGTTTATTATTGATTGGCTATTGATACTTTTATCTTAGTAGTTTATCTATAATATGTATCACAATTACTAGACACTAGAACTATAATAGTTAATCATAACTATGGTATACAAGAGTATCGCTCGGTGATTACACCTCGCTCATGTAACTTAGTCCTTCTTAAAACGAAACTAGAGAAACCAAGCCAGCGAAGAAAGAGAAAAAGAAAAAGACCCTAAGAAAAAGATTATCTCCCTTAACATAAGAGTGAGCCGAAATAAATTCGCTTTTCTTGTACGTTAAGTTTGTTACCCAATTTAGAGCCATCCAATTTAAAGTAATGCTATTTAACTATTTATACATTGAAAGGCATTGAGCAACCTTTATCCTGGACTAAGATAAAAGTTATTCAATGCCTTTTATGTCCAAACTATTGCTCACCTTATTCAGGTACACTTAGTATAGCACATAATTAAATTCTTGTCAAGGGGTAAGTGTGCGATTTCTAAAATTCCAGTAAAATACTTGACAAAGTTACTAATGTATGATATAATATATCTTATGGAAAATACTATTGAAAGTGAAGTTGAATTAATAGAAGATGTAGATGAGGTAGAGGAATTAAAAGCCAATGATGATGGAACTTTTGAGGAGGTTTATCGTAACCCTAAGACAGGAAATATTGTAATGAATCCTAAGATTAGGAATCAGAATAAAGATAATAATCGTAGGGAGAACTGTTGGAATTATTACTTACAGACAGTAAGAGATGGAAATCCTAATGCTGCTGAATCAGCTCGTAGGGCAGGATTTTCTGATAATACAGCTATCAATATTCGTAAGATGAGATGGTTTAAAGATAGGAATGATAAGTTAAGACGAAGTAAGATGTTTACTAACGCAGAAAGAAATATTGCTCGTATTATGAACTTAGGAATGACTCGTTTAAAGAAGTTAGAAGATGGAACTACAGAGGAAGTATTTGATGCAGAGAAGGCTCGTATAGTTGCTGATATGTCTAAGTTGATTGTTACTACTCTCGGAAAAGACGAAGGTTGGAGTACCAAGACAGAATTTAAAGTTACTACACTTCCTACTCCTATTATGGAATTAGAAGTTATAGATGCAGCAATAGTAAATCCACAATTAGAAGAAGCTAATGAAGTAACAGAATAATGCCATACATAAGAACAACTGCCACTAAGAAAATAATGGCTATGAAAAAAAGAATAAGAATCGTTCAGGGTGGTTCTTCTGCTTCTAAGACTATTTCTATTCTTCTTTATTTAATTGCACTTGCTCAACAAGATAAGAAACGAACTCTAACATCTATTTGTTCAGAGAGTATTCCTCACTTAAAGAGAGGTGCTATTCGTGATTTTAAGAACATAATGACAGAACATAATTACTGGAAAGATGAGAACTGGAATACTACTGATAGTATGTATACATTTGAAACAGGTAGTCAGATAGAGTTCTTCTCAACAGATAATGGAGATAAACTAAGAGGAGCTAGACGTGATAGGTTATTCATTAATGAGTGTAACAATGTATCATTGGAAGCCTTTGAACAGTTAGAGATGCGTACAAATGAGTTCTGTTATCTTGACTATAACCCATCTAATGAGTTTTGGGTTAATACTGAAATAAAAGCAAATAGAACAGATTGGGATTTTATAATAATTACTTATAAGGATAACGAAGCACTCTCTGAATCAATCGTTCAATCGCTAGAACAACGTAAGAATAGAAAAGGATGGTGGCAAGTTTATGGTCTTGGATTACTAGGGGAAATTGAAGGTAAGATTTATAGAGATTGGCAGATAATAGAATCAATACCACACGAAGCTAAACTTATTCGTTGTGGATTAGACTTTGGTTATTCTAATGACCCTACTGCAATAGTTTATATTTATAGTTACATGGGAGGTTATATACTTGACCAGATAACATTTAAGAAAGGATTACTTAATAAACAGATTGCTGATATTATTCTTTCACAAGAAGAAAATGTATTAGTTATTGCTGATAGCTCAGAGCCTAAATCTATTGATGAAATACATGGTTATGGAGTAGAGATAATAGGAGCTGTAAAGGGCAGAGATAGTATCGTAAATGGTATTAACCTTGTTCAAAGTCAAAGAATATCTGTAACTAAAAGAAGTGTTGATATTATTAAAGAGTATCGTAACTACCTATGGGCTACTGATAGAGATGGAAAGGTTCTTAATATTCCTGAAGGAGGTTTTGACCACTCTATGGATGCTATTAGATATGCTATGACTAACATAATTATGAATGATACAGGAGATACAGAACAGGAAAGAGCAGATAGATTACTATCAAGGTTAAAGAATTTACCCTCAAAAACTAGATAGGTATTGACAAGAAATTTAAACTATGTTATAATATGCAAATGCAGGAAAACTCTCGCCCAAAACTTTCAGACCCAGAGGAATGGGCTTTAATTAGAGGTATGTATTTTGATAACAATAGTCCACTATCCAAAGAAAATCAAGACCCATTAGAAGAATTAGATAGATTAGAAAGTCGCATTAGAAATAATAACATATCATCAAGATGAATATAACAAAAGAATTAAATACAATAAAAACAAACTATGATAAGACTATTGATTTAGTTAGTGGTTTGCCTTTTTCACAAAAGAATTTAATTAGAACAATAGAATTTTATAATAATAGTAAATATTTAAATGGACAGAAAGATGAATTACAAAGAGATAAACCTTTCTATAATATTCTTAATGCTATCTGTGATGTTGAAAATACTGCAAAGGATTTAGATACAGGAGATATACAAATTACATCTGATGATAGTAATCACTATTTACAATCATTCTTACTTACAAAAGATTTATATGTTTGGATGAAAGAATCTAACTTTGCAAAGACTCTTAATGATATGAGAGATGTTCATACTCGTTATGGTTCTTTGTTAATTAAAAAATGTATTGAAAAGGAAGAAGATGGAGAAAAGAAACTTGAAATTGATTTACCTGAATGGAAGAATGTCATAACAGACCAAGTTGATATTATAGATGGAGCAATTATAGAAACTCATTATATGAATGCTTCAGAAATTTATGAAAAGAAATATGTTTGGGAAAAAAAACCAGTTAATGAAGTTCTTAAAATACTATCATTAGGAGGTTCGGGGAAAAGAATACCAGTATATGAAGTTCGTGGATTTTTTCCTAGTAGTTATATAAAAGAATTAAATGGTGAAGTAGTAAAAGAAAATAGTACAGACTTTTCTTATCAATTATACTACATAGCAGGAACACCAACAGAAAATGGTAAAGAAGATGCTTTTACAGCACTAGTTCCTTTGTATTGGGAAGATGATACAGAAAAAGTTTATAAATATCTTGCAAGAAAACCAAGAGCAGGTAGAGGATTTGGAGTAGGTGTTATGGAAGAAGGAGAGGAAGCACAAGTATGGACTAATGATGCTGTATTAAAACAGTATCGTGCTATGGAATATACTACAAAAGTAATTGGACAGACAGCTTCTAAAAAACTAAAAGGTAGAAATCTATTAACAGAAACAGATGATGGAACAATTCTTGAAATTGAAGATGGAAAACCTATCTCTGGTGTTAATTTACTTCCAAGTGGTGGTCTACAGCAATACAATGCTCTTATTGACCAATGGTATTCACAATTAGAAAAGACAACTTCAGCTTATGGTGCACAAAGAGGTGAATCTCCTAATAGCGGAACAGCATTTAGACTACAAGCAACAGTTATTCAGCAATCTTCAAGTGTATTTAAATCTCTACAGGAAGAATTTGGTATTTTTATTACAGAAATTATAGAAGATTGGGTACTTCCATTCCTTGCTAAAAAACTTTCAGTAGAACATATACTTTCTTATGACTTCTCACCAGAAGAATTAAAAGAAATAGACTTAAAATTTGCAACTTACAACGCTAATCAAGTTGTCATTCAAGCATTAATAGATGGAAAGGATATAAATGCAGAAGATTATCAAGCATTTATAGATAATTATGATGATTTCATAAAACAAACCAAAGGAAAGAGATTTATTGAAATTCCAAAAGATTTCTATAAAGACTTAAAAGCAAAAGTAACTGTAAATGTAACAGGTGAACAAAGAAATAAAGCAGTAACACTTGAATCTCTAAATAATCTATTGATAACATACGCAAGTAATCCAAACTTATCATCAGACCCAGTTGCTTCACAACTTCTAAGTAAAATAGTAGAACTATCAGGAGCAGGAATATCACCAGTAAGTATTAGTGCAGCTATGTCAAGTAAAAATAAACAAGCTGAAGCTATGCAAGCACAGTTACAGCAAGTAAAACCAAATCCATCACAACCAACTAAAATGGATATGGGTAATAATCCTAATATGCCACAATAATTATGTCAAAATCACTTCAAGAATTTCATACAAATATAGATATGCAGAATAATGTTCAATCATATCTAATAGACTTCTTAAAAAAGATAGCAGTTGAAAAAGTATTTAATAAAGAAGATGTTTCATCTATCGCAGAAGCAAAAGAAGTAATTGATTTAGCATTTGAAAATTTAGATATTTTATTTCCTCCTATAGTCAAGGAGAAAAAAATTATAAACGAAGCAAGATAATATGAAGAAAAAGAAAGGAGGTAAGAAGTGCTAGTGCTTATCATCTGCTAATCAATAGGGGTTAGCAGGATGATGAGAATTAACTCATCTCGCATATTGGCTCTGCATAAACCAACTAACGCATGATAGTAAAGCATAACCTATCAAAAATCTATGGAGCAAAATCCAGAAGATGTCGCTGTAGACACAAATACAGAGGTTGAGGAAACTACCAATAGTTCCGAAAGTGGTGCTGAAGAAACCACAGATTTAGCAGTAGAAAATGAGAATTTGCGTAAAGCACTTGCTCAAAATAATGCTAGAGCTAAAAGGGCAGAGGAAGAATTAAAGAAATTTAAATCTACTCCTACTCCTTCACAAACAATTAATAATAACAACCCAGATATTTCTGAGGAGTTGAAACTAATTGCTCGTGGTTTGTCAGATGAAGAAATTAATCAAGCTAAAGTTATTGCAAAAGGTAAAGGCATAGTCCTTACAGAAGCAATAAAAGACCCAATGTTTCTAACTGCCCAAAAGGACATTAAAGAAAAGGAAAGAAGGGAGCAAGCAAGATTAGGTGGTTCAAAAGGTTCAAGTGAATCTGAAGAAGATACACTTATTAAACCTGATATGACAAGAGAGGAGCATATGGCAGCTTTTAAGAAGGTAAATGGGTAACAGTAAAGGTTTTATTTAGTTTATTAACATTACAACTAATTTAACCCTAGATAGTTCCTTTACTCAAAAGATAGTATGGCAACTGGAACTTTTCCAACCGCAACTACTAGTTCAACAACACTAGCAGGAAGCATTCCTCTATTATGGGGAAACAAAATCAACGAGTTTTTTAAACTAAAGTTGATGTTAGCAGAATTTTTCGTAGACCGTTCAAGTGAATTGGTAGATGGAGGTTCAACACTTTATACACCAATCATGTCAGAAATGGCAGCAGCAGTTAAGTCAAATGCAACAGCAGTAACATTAAACAACGCAACAGATGGTAAAATCACTCTTGCAGTAGACCAATGGTATGAATGTTCATTCGCAATTGAAGACAGAGAAGCAGCACAGCTAAAGCATTCTTACTATGTACAGGAGAAATATGCTATGAACGCAGGTTACTCTGTAGCTAAGAAACTAGAAGTAGCTCTCGCAAGTTTGTTTTCAGGATTCTCAACAACAGTTGGTGCATCTACAACATCTCTTGCAGATAGTGAAATTCGTGCATCAATCGCAGGTCTTGAAGCAGTAGGTATTGATACACAAACAGATACAGCATTCTTCCTTTCGCCAGGAGTATTCTGGAAACAAGTTCAAAACCTTGATAAGTTTAGTCTTGCAGTAAACTCACCAGTTAATGACCCAACAGCAAAACTTCCTCGTGCAACATTGTATGGTATTCCAGTTTATATTTCTAACAACATTCAGTATGTTTCAGGAACAACTGGTAGATACAATGCTCTAGCACACAAGGATGCTTTACATTGGGCAACAAGTCCTGTAGGAACAGGAGGTTCAATGAGTGATTCAAGAGGTTCACACATGACAGGTAAGTATGGAGTTCGTATTCAATCAAACTATATACCAGAATATCTTTCAACAGTTACAACTGCTGACTTGCTATATGGTACAATAGAGAATCGTGATAATGCAGGAATCTGTATCATAACAGCTGCCTAACACGATAGTTCAATTATAAAATAATAATTGCTTGCTTGCACTCACTCCTGACCGAGAGATGTAAGCAAGTCAGGAAGCAATTAAAATATGACAACAATAATAAGTCCAAATATCAAAAAAGTAAGTGAAAGAATAGACACTTCTGGTAATGTAATAGACCCAAGAACAAAACAGGTGGTTATTCCTAATGTAGTAGAAGTAATAAATCCTGAAGATATGATTCCTAAAGTAGTTTCACAAGAAACAATACCTGAAGTTAAATCTACTTCTAAAATAGATGAAATGATTTCTAAAAAGATAGAGGAAATTATAAATAAGAAAATAGAGGAAGCTCTAGGTAAATTATAATATGAAAGTATTTTTTGTAGGTTCAGAAATTCAGGGGTGCTATAATGTAAGATGTCTATTTCCACTTCAGGCTAATGGTTGGGATGGAGATAGAACAACATTTCTTGCTAATAGAATGACACCTGAAAATAAAGCAAAGGCAGCACAAGATGCAGATGTTGTTGTATTCCATAGACCAGAAAGAGAAGGTAAATTAGAATTAATGAAATTACTAAAGAGAATTGGTAAGAAAGTTGTATTTGATAATGATGATACTTATAAAGATAATGGGGGTGTTAAATTTACTGAATACTTTAATGAAGAAAGGGTTAATGCAGGACTTAAAGAACTTAATGTTTCTATTGATGAGTGCCTTAAAGAAGCAGATTTAGTTACTTGTTCTACAGAGTTCCTTGCAGAAGAATATCGTAAGATAAATCCTAATGTAGTAGTATTACCTAACTATATAGACCCTTTTTACTTTCCAGAACCACTTAGAAATGAAACAGATACTGTTAGAATAGGTATTACTGGTTCACTAGCATTGACTACTGATACAGACCTTATTAAACCTATTATGGAACACTACAAAGATAATCCTAAGATTAGATTTGTCCTTCTTTCACTTCCACCTGATAAAGATAATGAAACTTATAAGAAACTTTATGGAGAAGATTATAAGTTCTGGGAAAGTATGGATGTTGAATGGCAACCATTTGTTCCAGCAGAAGATTACTATGAAACTCTTAATAATCTTAAACTTGATTTAGCAATAATTCCAAGAGTAGATAATTACTTTAATCGTTGTAAGTCTAACTTAAAATTCTTAGAGGATAGTATACTTGAAATACCTTGTGTATGTCAATCTTTTAGAACAGGAGATAGCCCATATCAAGTTAATACTGAAGATAGTGAGTATTGTATTCTTGCTGATGGATTTGATGAGTTTATTACTGCTATTGATAAATTAATAGAAGATAAGAACTATAGACGTGAATTAGGTGCTAAAGCTCATGAATATGTAGAGAATAACTATGATATAAATAGTCATGGTTATAAGTGGAAAGATACATATCATCAATTACTTGACAATAAATAATAACTGTGCTATAATAAATAACATAATCTATGACAAAAACTATAAAATTAGAAGATAAAAAATTACTTAAACTCCTTACTGAAAAAGGTGATTTAATAAGTGTTGGTAGAGAAATATCAACTAAGATAGAAGAAATTGAGAAAGAAATGGAAGAAGTTGATAAACTTGTCCAAGCAGAAGAAAAGAAAGTTGATATTAATGACCTTACTGATAAAGAGAAGGCTATTTCTGATATAGTTCAGAAATGTATTGATGATATGAATGCTATCAAAGAAGAAATCTATAAGCGTATGTCTGAAAAAGTAGACCATACACTACATGAGAAGTATGAGAATCTAAAGAAGAATAAGGAAGATGCAGAAGAAGAAAGAAATAAGATTGCTATTAAAGCACAGAAATATAACGATAAGATAATTCCTCTTACTCGTAAACTTATGACACCATTCCTTGAAGATATGTATGATGATTATGAAACAATAAATGTTGAAGGTGGTGAAATAGTCGCTACTATCTTTAATCATTTGGATGAATTTAAAACTAACTTTAAAAAGTAATGAACTTTAGTAATACTACAGATAAAAATGGTATAGTAGAACAAGTGCGAGATATTGCTCGCGTTGATTCTACACAATGGTCTACACAAAAGATTGTTAATTCTTGTAATAATTATTTAGACACAGTAGCAGGCTATGCTATTGGTGCTGATAGACGTTTCCAATGGGATGATACAAACCACACAAAACTTCCTATTGGAACAACAAACTTAATTTCTAACCAGACAGATTATTCTTTCCTTATAGATGAGCAAGGTAATTCAATTCTTAATTTAACTCGTATTGACATAATGGATTCTACTGGACTCTATAGACAACTTATACCTATTGACCAATCAAATTTAACTGGTATTGCTCTTGATGAGTTTATGAAAACAGCAGGTTATCCTTTATACTATGATAAAATTGCAGACAATGTTGTTAGGTTATATCCTAAACCAGTATCAAGTGTTACTAATGGACTTAAGTTTTATTTTCAAAGAACTCCTAGTTACTTCGTAGCAACTGATACTACTAAAAATCCAGGTGTATCTCCTTTACTTCATAGAGGTTTTGTAATTAGTTCTGCTTATGATTGTGCTTTTACATTAGGACTTAATAACCTACAACCATTAAGTGTTGAGAAACAATTAGAAGATAAAAAAATGCAGGACTACTTTACAATAAGAGAAACAGATGAACCAAACATAATTATTCCTAAGTGGAGGTCAAGTAGATAATGATAAACCAAGATAAAATTTCATCAAGTATATCTAATTCCTCAAAAGTAAATATTGGGGAAATTTGGGATACTGATAGTTTTACTTGGGCAACAGAAAGTAGAACTTGGGATGATATGATAAGTATTATAACTAATAACACAAAGATTTCGTCATCAATGACAAATCAATCAAGACCATGAGTGCAATAACTACAATACAAGGAACTGATGTTATATCAACATCAAGAACTACAATAAATACAAACTTCGCTAATCTTAATTCAGATAAAATTGAGATTAGTTATTTGGACACAGATACATCTCTTACAGCTAATAGCGACTCCAAAATTGCTACACAGAAAGCAGTTAAAACTTATATTGATATTGTAGGTGCTGTTTCTCCTGCTACAACAACAACAAAAGGTAGTGTAGAGATTGCTACAGATGCAGAAGTAATTGCAGGAACAAATACTGGTGGAACAGGTGCTAGTTTAACACTAACTCCTGGTCAATTAGGATTAGTAAGTAAATGTGATGTACAAGTTTTTACAACTGAAGCGACTATTAGAGGTGATAATACAACTAATATAACAGTAAGTAATACTTCGGGAAATACTTGGAGATATACTTATAACAGTGGAACTAATCCAAATATAAATTCTACAAATTTTCCAGTTGGAAATATAGTTAATATAACTGGTGAACAAATTGGAGTAACAAATCAAGGTATATTTAAAATAACTAATAGTGGAACTAATTATTTTGAAGTTTTAAATTATTCTGGTCAATCAAATACAAATACTATTGGATATGGTAGATTTGCTGTATCTAATTCTACTTGGACTAAACCAACTAATGCTAAAATAGTAGAAGTTATAGCTTTTGGTGGAGGAGGAAGTGGTGGTTATGCTTCATATACACCAGGAGGAGTAGCAGTTTCTTCTGGTGGTGGTGGTAGTTCTAGGAATAGAATAATT